CCATATTGTATTAGATTTTATGCGACCTATTCGTGCAGGGAACTCTCCTAAACGAGTATTCTTTTGTAAGATATAAATAGCTCCTTCATCAGCATCAGGGGCATCATCATGAGAATGCATACCTTTCTCAAAGGAAAGTGTTTGCTCCATGCCAGTCAGTGTGTCTCTGTCTTTCATCATATTTTCATTATAATATACAAAGCCCCTCTCCCACAGAGGAGAGATAGCTTCTATTCGTTGAAACTTGTCTGGTTTCTTACGTTTGTCGCCATGTATAGGTAATTGATAGCCTCTTAGGTTGCCCTCTGTCGTAAATTCGTCAAGAATAGTATCTTGCAAGAAATTAGCTTCTATATAATATTGACATATTGCATTAGCCTGTGTCATCTTCTCGTGCATGTCGTAGAACCAACGTATCATTTCGCTTAGGGAACATTGACGTACGAAGGCAAATAGTTGATGAAGCTCTGTGCCAACCTTCCCCCATACTTTAATAGCTTTATAATCGTTCTTTGAAGACCCTTTAAACGATGGGTCGCAATAAGCAACTATCTGGTCATATCTGTGCAAGGCAAGGGGCTTCTTCCACTGTATCCAATCGCTTCTAAAGACAGCACCTTCTGTTATAGGATTATTCATCATCTCTTTTTGAAAAGACCTATAGCCCATGAATGCCTCAATAGCTTGCACCTCTTCCTTTGTCCATTTCTCTGCCCAAGAGATATTGCCAATATTGTCATAGACATTGACCTTAGAGAAAAAAATGCCCGCAGTTTGAGATAAATTGTAAAGCACACTATTGCGAGATATAAGATTGCCAACCATTATAAACCTGCCACGACCGCCGTCTAATGCACCAAAAAGGGCTTCTTTCACCCAATCAGTCATCTTACGTATGCGGTTATCATTGAGACATAGTTCATCATCATCTAAGTCATCAATCACTATGTAGTCGGGACGATTATTGCGGTAACGTAAGCCACGAGGACTTTGCCCCCTTCCACGAGCGAAGAAAGCACAACCATCTTTTGTTACAAATTCTCCGTCTGTCCAATATCCAATGGAATATTGCTCACCATAGTCAGCTATATATCTTTGATTGTATTGCAGCTCTGCTTGTATATCAGCCAGCAGTGTGTTGGCATTTTCTTGACTTTTGCCAACGAGAACCATAACATTAAGTTCTCTATGTTTTTGAGCCTTTAACCACATTGGAATAAATATGTCCATGTGTGTGCTTTTGGCGTGTCCGCGTGCCCATTCAAATACAGCTTTAATGTTAGGAGATGAAATAATCTTCTTGGCTGCCTTAATATGGAATGGTGCAGAAGAAATCTTTATGCCAGTCTTATTATTGGTACAATAATGTGGAAAGTAATAATCTACAAAGTCGGAGTAATTTTTCAAAAGATGATTTATTCGCTTCTGTTTATTTTCTGGGGTCTCTATACGATGCAATACAGTTTGAGACTGTACAACATTGCACCATTCTTTCCACTCTGTATAATTTTTAGGATGCATCTTTCTTTATTTATCTTTTGCACCTATAACCTCTGAAATATATAGGTCTTGATATTTATTGATAGCCTTCAGTAACTCTGGTGTGAGTTCCGTGTCAAAAGAAGCACGGTATTGTAACCATTTCCCAAATGCCATAAACACCTCAATAGCATCTACAACACTGGCTTTCTTGTCCAACTTCTCTATTGTTGCAGATAGTTTGCTGAGTTTGTCTCCTAAGCCTGCAATCAATGTGGGGTCATCACTTTCGTTGACACTTTCTATCAGCTTGTCTATAGTAAAAAGCAGTTTATTTACAAGTTCTGTACGAGTAATACTACTTGCTGCTCTTTTTTCATTCCACTTACCGTCGTTAACCCACTTATTCATAGTCTGTTTAGAGACATTTATTATTTCAGATATTTCTTTTTGGGTTTTACCTTGCAAGAAATACAGCCTTGCAAGTTCTTTTGTCTTTTCGTCAATCTTCGCCATTTCTTTCTATTTTGGGGCAAAAATACGCTCTGTTTGTCTATTGATATAATTTTAGTCCAAGGGTTGGACTAAATAGTCCAACCCTTGGACTGTTTCTTTGTTGAGCTTTATAGTGTGAGTACCTTTGCCGAAAATTAGTGATAGAAATGGCGAAAGAAGTAGTAATTAGCAATTCATCTCTTAATTCTTATGGATTTAGAGTTATGACAGAGGGTATTGATACAACACAATATCAACGTAACCCTATACTCCTCTGGATGCATCATAGGGCAGATAGAGGGATTAAAGAAGAAGTATTACCTATTGGAAGAATAGACAACCTTAGAGTTGATGGTGATAGTTTGATAGGAACTCCTGTATTTGATGAGAGTGATGATTTTGCTCAGAGGATAAAAGCAAAGTGGGAAAATGGTACTCTAAAGATGGTAAGTATGGGAATAGACCTCATAGAGCAAAGCGATAGTCCAGAGGTTTTAGTTCAAGGACAGATAAGAAGTACTGTTACTCGCTCCAAACTTACAGAAGTGTCAATAGTAGATATTGGAGCTAATGATGATGCATTGGTGCTTTATGATGAAAATCATAATAAATTAAAGTTGGTATATGGAGAAGATTGCCAAGTACCACGCATAAAATTAAATAAGGATAATAATCAAAAGGAAAGTAAGATGAAAGAAATCGCACTAAAACTCGGACTGAGCGAGACAGCCTCAGAAGCCGAAGTTTTGACAAAAGTAAGTGAACTTCAGATGAAAGCCGATAAGGTTCAGAGTTTGGAGTTTAAAATTGAACAGCAAGAAAGCAATGCCATAGAGGCAGAGATTAAAAATGCTATCAATCTTCACAAGGTAACAGAAGATAAGAAAGAGCATTTTATAGCTCTGGGCAAGAAAATCGGAGCTGTAGAGTTGAAGGCACTATTTGAAGATATGACACAGATGAGTAAGCCTTCAGAAGTAATAGGTAAAAGCGGGGAAAAGAGAGTGGAAAAACTGAGTGATATGACTCAGGAGCAAATGATTGCTCTCAAAGAGAAAGATAAAGCAGAGTATGGACGTCTGTACAAAGCGGAATATGGTGTTGAATTAGAAATGGAATAAAAACGAGTAAAACGATGAAAACAGTATTTAAAATTATTATGGCAGTTGCAATAAACTGCATTATTGGAGGCTTTATTGCCTCTATCATTGGAGTGTCTCCTTATTTGGGGGCTTTGGGAGTAAATGCAATAGCTTTATTACCTTTGCAACGTTGTGCTAAAGGGGCATTGAGAAGTGGTCTATATCCTGAGATATGGACAGGTGAACTTATAAAAGCTCTTCGCACCTCTATGGAAAGTGTTGGGTGGCTTGATAAGATAAAATCATACGACCAATATTCTAAAAATAACGTCATTAACTTTGTTGACATAGGTGGTGACCCCACAGTGCTCATCAATAATACCACCTATCCATTAGATATAGAGACTTTGGTTGATGCCAATAAGGCAATACAGTTAGATAAGTATCAAACAAAGCCAACAAGGATAACTGATGATGAACTTCATGGGCTTGGTTATGACAAGATAGGTAGTGTGGTTGAAAGACACAGTGATGTCATTGCTGAAACAAAATATAGAAAAGCCTTGCATTCTTTGGCTCCTTCAGAGAATACAGATGCAACACCTGTTGTGCTGACAAGTGGCTTGGCTTCAGCTGATGGTACTCGTAAGAAGATGAAAGCAATAGATGTTTTGAAATTAAAAGAAAAGTTTGACACATTAAAGGTGCCATTGGTTGGTAGAGTATTAGTTTTATCTCCTGAGCATGTGTCTGACTTGTTGGAAGAAGATAGAGTTTTTTCTCAGCAATACAACAACTATACAACAGGAAAAATCGCAAACATGTATGGGTTTGAAGTATATGAGTATGTAGATACTCCATCCTACACCGTCTCAACATTGAAGAAGTTAGCTTATGGGTCTGTTGCTACGAGCACAGAAAGAAATGCATCAATAGCATTTTACGCACCAAGAATGATGAGAGCAACGGGAGAGACAAAGACTTATCTGCAAGATGCTTCTTCAATGCCAACCACACAAGAGAATATTGTCTCTTATAGACATTATTTCATTGCCTTACCTTTGAGGAATGAGGCTATTGGTGCAATAGTAAGTAACATAAATTCATAAAAGACATGGATACAAAAAATAAAGTAGCATTGGATACTACCAATGCCAAAGTAGAGGAAGAAATATCAAAGGATATTGACCAAAAAGCAGAAGAAATCTTTGCTACATATAAGAGTAGTGAGATATTGTATAAAACTTCTGACGGACTGTATTTCTTAGAGAAATGTAATGCTATGAACCACAGTGCAAGTTTAGAAAGTAAAGATATAAAAGAAATAACACGTCAATAATATGTTATCAAGTGTAAAGATAAATTTCAGTAATGGTGCATTGGGCTCAGTGAGCCCAAGTGCCGACTGTGTAACAGGAATGGTTGCTACAGGTGTGGCTGTGGCAGGGAGTGGAAAATTAGCACTTGCCTCACCTTATATCATACATAAATTATCAGAATTAGAAGACTTAGGTGTAAGTTCATTGGACACAGATGCAAATGCCTCACTTCATAAGGCAGTGAAAGACTTTTATGAGCAGGCAGAAGACGGAGCAGAGTTATGGCTTATGGTCTTTCCTTCCACAGCAAAATTAAGTGATTTAGTTGATAAGGAGCAAGATATGGCGAAGAAACTCATTCTTTCAGCAAATGGTCGTATAAGACTTTTGCATGTTGTATTCACGCCATCAGCTGGATACACTTCAACAATCACAGATGGTTTAGATGCGGATGTCAAAGTAGCGATGAAGAATGCTCAATCATTAGGTGAATGGGCTACTAATACTCTTTATGCACCGATAATTACTATGATAGAAGCTCGTGAGTATGACAATGCAAATATAGCAGCACTTGCCGATTTAACACTGATGTCTTATAATCGTGTTGGCGTATTGATAGGAGACACTATTTCCCAAAGTAAAGGGGCTGCAATAGGAATATTGGCAGGAAAGTTGGCTTCTATACCTGTGCAAAGACATATAGGTCGTGTGAAAGATGGAGCACTGAGTGCCACAGAAGTATTTATAGGGGACAAAGACCCTTATTTTGCAGATATTGAAACGCTGAATAATAAAGGATACATAACATTTAGAACTTTCACTGGCAAGGTTGGATATTATTTCACCGATGACTGTTTAGCAACAAAAGTTGCAGATGATTATAGAAGCATTGCACGTAGAAGAACTATAGATAAGGCTTATAGAATTGCATATAGAATAATGCTTAATCATATCAATGATGAAATACCAGTGAAGAATGACGGAACCCTTGTGCCTGCTATGTGTAAGAGTTGGCAACAAGAGATAGTATCAGGCATATATAATGAGATGACTTCACAAGGAGAATTGGGAGTTGATACGTCAGACACTACGGATAAAGGTGTTAAATGCTTTATTAATTACGACCAAAACGTTTTGGCTACTTCACAGCTTGATATGGCTGTACAAGTGAAGCCTTACGGGTATTCAAAGTATATAAATGTTAATCTTGGGTTTATTGTAACAAATGAATAAAAGGAGGTAAAAAATGGTAAACGGACGTGAATATGAATTTGAAGATATGACTCTCATACTTGGTGGCAGAGATGTTACAGGTTTTAGAGGCATAAAGTATAAGAAATCTCAAGAAAAAGAGGCTTTATATGGAAAGGGCAATAAAGCTCTTTCCATTCAAAAAGGCAATGAAAAATGCGACGGTGAAATATCACTTACTCAGAGTGAATATGAGACCTTGAGAGCATTGGGTGGTGGTAGTGTTTTAAGTTTAAACCTTGATGCCATTGTCTCATACGGAGACCCAACAAAGGGAGATGCTATGATAAATGACAGCATACAAGGTCTACAGTTCACAGAAGAGAGTAAAGAAATCAAACAGGGGGACAAATTTATGGAGATAACTCTGCCTTTTGTCTGCCTATCAATAGAAGTAACAAAGTAAGACAATGGAAGTAACAAAAGAACAAATCAATGCTTGGAAAAAAGAGCATGGAGACATCTTCAAGATAACAGTTGAAGATAAGGTGGCTTATTTTAAGAAGCCTTCAAGAAAGACCTTAGGCTTTGCCTCAATGGCAGGACAAAGCAACCCTTTGAAGTTTAATGAAGTCATAATGCGAGATTGCTTCTTAGGTGGAGATGACGAAATAAAGACTGATGATACATTGTTCTTATCAGCCTCTGCTAAGTTGGGTGAAATCATAGAGACAAAGGAGGCTGAGCTGGAAAAATTATAGAGGCTTCTGGAGCGGGTGTCGGGAAAGGTGTAAGAGCTTGTAATGCATTGTTAAGATATTACATGCACTGTCCCGACCCAGACAGTCTCTCCGATGAACAATGGGCTATGATGTATAGAGACCTGCAATGGATAAGAGAGCAAGAAGCAAAAGGTTCAAGGGGCTAATTAAACAAATATAAAGAGACATATTAGAGATACCCAGACAACACTTAAAACTATTCCATATTTTGTGTATTTAGGATGTGTCTTGCGTGTCATACAAGTCATAAATATAGGCAACACAGGCAATATTGCTATACAAATCATAACAATAAATATATAAGGGAATATAAATCCAAAAAATTTAGCAAGCAAACCCATAAGTGCGGTTGCTATATAGAATAAGAAAATTATTGTAATTATCGTCCACATACCAATTGCAAAAGTAGCAAAAAAAATAACAATAAACGGAAAATGGCAGAAAATACATTGACATACGTTCTTAATTTGAGGGAAAATATATCTTCCAAATTAAAAGCGATAGGCATAAACAATAATGAGCAACTCAACACATGGTCAAAGATAGAGAAAAGTGTTCGTAGTGCTGATATGACTATGAAGAATTGTGGAGTGTCTATTGGTAGTATTTCAAAAAGAATAGAAGCCTTAAAAGCACAGAAAGAGTGGATACCAGCAAGCAATAAAGAAGCTATACGAGCAAGTAATCACGAGATACAGAGACTTGAAAAGGAAATCACGAAACTCAATAATTTAGATGGAGGAAAATTAAAAAAGTGGATGAGGGATATAACAAGTTCTATACCGGCTTTTGTTAATCCGATGACTGCTGCTATTTATGGAATAGGAAAAAGTATAAAGATAGGAATGGGAGAAGAAATGCAGAAGACAAATCTTAAAACATTATTTAAGAATGATGCACAAGCTACGGATGAATATTATAATAAGATTACTCAATATGCTATAAGAACACCGTATGAAAAAGCAGACTTGATAGATGGGCAGAAGACAATGATGAGCTTTGGAATAAGTGCAGAGAAGTCATTTGGAGCATTAAAACAGATAGGTGACATATCAATGGGTGATAGACAAAAGATGGAGAGCCTTACATTGGCTTTCTCACAAGCAACAAGTGCTGGCAAATTGCAAGGACAAGACTTATTGCAGATGATTAATGCAGGTTTTAATCCTTTACAAGTTATCAGTGAGCGAACAGGTGAAAGTATGGCATCGCTAAAACAGAAAATGAGTGAAGGTAAAATATCAACGGAGATGTTAAGCCAAGCTTTTCAATGGGCAACAGATAAACAAGGGCTATTTTATCAAGGAGCAGAGAAAGCAAGTGAAACATTAAGTGGTAAATGGTCTAACTTTATGGATTCTTTACAAGAAATTGTATCTAAATTTTATGACAATATATTATCTCCTATTCTAAAACCGACATTAGATTTTATCAATAATGTAGTAAATAAGTTGTCTTGGCTTTTTAGAGAAATCAGAAAAGGCAATCCACTAATAATTGCTATTACAGCAACAGTTGCAGGACTTGCTGGTGTAATATTAGTATGTACAAGTATTGTTAGAATACAAACAATAGCAATTAGTATTTGGGGCAGTGTTTTAAAAGTATTCTCTCTTGTGGTTAAGGGGCTTACTATCGTTTGGAAATTTCTCAATATGACATTGTGGGGCTGTCCAGTATGGTTGATAATTGCAGGAATAATAGCTTTGATTGGAGTGATAGTATTTTTGGCAGTAAAGATAAAAGGTTGGGGAACACTGTGGCATGGAGTTGTAAATGGAATGAAATACGTTCTTATGTCTTTTGTAGATGTTGCTAAGTTAAAATTTAGTATTATGATTAACAGTTTTTTAATAGGAATAAATGCTATAAAATTTGCTTGGTATAAGTTTAAGGAAGCTGTTGGCTTAGGAGATAGCTCAGCCAATAGGGCAGCTATCAATAAGATAAATGCAGATACACAAGCAAGAAAGCAAGCAATACTTTCAGCTGGCAGAAAGGTTGGTGATGATGCTAAGAAAGCGAAAGACTCCTTTAGCTCTATCAATTTACAATTGGACAATAGTAAGAAGTTAAGCAATGTAACAAAGGGCTTAAAAGATAAATTAGGTTTAGGTACTAATAGAATGTTGCAGACAAGCATAGATAATGGCGGTAATAATGTAGGCAATGGAGCAGGCGGTAATGTGGGAGCAGGCGGACAAGAAGCTATAACACAAGGTGGACAGAGAAGCACAAATATAAAGATAGATTTCAAAAATCTGATTGGTACTATGTCATTTAACGGAGGCTTTGTGGAGAATAGAGCAGATGTGGAGAATCAAGTAGCTGAGGCTTTATTCAGAGTGTTAAATATAGCACAGAGTTCTGTAAGTTAGGAGGCGAAGATATGTATATAGATTTTGCAACAGGATATAAGTTTCCACCTTATTGGCTCAATCACCCAGAGGTTGTTAAGAAAATAGACACTCCCACACAAATGTCTGAAGGGTTGATGAACGTCAATTGCTCTTGTCCCCTAAGTGTTAAACTTAGTTCTGAGAAAGACTATTGGCTCTTGCCGATAGAACCTGTTGTAAATATATCAGGCAAGAATATTATAGTTAAACGCAATGTTTTGAAGGCAGGAGTAGCCGACATGATAAGACGAGGAAGTGTCAAAGAACTATGGACGCAAGACGATTATCAGATAAATATAGCAGGATTAATCATTGGAGATAAAGATAATGAATTGCCTTCAGAGGCTTTGCAGAGGCTTAGAAATATGTGTGAAGCTCGGAGGGTGTGGGATGTCGTCAGTCCTTTATTCACAATATTCAATATAAAGCAGATAGCCATTGAAGATTATGAGTTTCCTTTCACTAAGGGAATGGTAAATCAAATGTTTACAATAAAAGCTGTAAGTGATGACTATAATACTGATAACTTAATTATAGAGGGAGATTAGCTTATGATGTCAATGGAGTATAAAATAAAGATAGGTAAATATAGGCTTGGTTGTGTTGATAGTGTGCGAATACGCAAGAGTGTAGAGAGTCTTTCAGACACTGCTGAGATAGTATTGCCTGCAACATATATCAATAAGAGTATAGACATAGAGAGCAAGTTAAAGGAAGGTGATATTGTAACTATAGAGTTGGGCTATGATGACCATCTTCAAACAGAGTTTAATGGATATTTAAATACCATTACAACAGATGATAGTTCTGTAAAGTTAGAGTGCGAAGATGACATATATCTTTTTCGTAAAGAAGTACGAAATAAGGAAATGAAGAATGTCTCATTGCTTTCGTTGCTGCAATATGTGATTAGTGAAATAGATAAAAGCTATATTCTTGCTTGCGATTACGATTTTAAATATGATAAATTTGTCATCAAAGATGTGAATGCTTGGGATATATTGAAAAAAGTGCAAGATGAGACAAAGGCAAATATATACTTTAAGGATAAAACGTTGCATGTACATCCTCAATACAAAGAGATAGCTAATACAGCAGTAGTAACATTTGATTTTGCCCGCAATGTAGAAAAGTCTTCTCTAAAATATAAGAAAGCAGACCAAAGGAAGTATTTCGTGGAGGTAGAGAGTGTTGGTAGAGATGGAAAACGCATAGTTGTAACAGTGGGTAAGCAAGGTGGAGAAAGAAGGTCTATAAAGGTTTATGGTATAACAGATAAGGCATCTCTCACAAAGAGAGGTGAGCAAGAGTTACAGCAGATAGTTTACACTGGTTTTGAGGGTAATTTTACGGGGTGGCTTGTGCCATATTGCCAGCCCACATATAAGATACTTCTTAGAGATAGCGAATATCCTTATAAGAATGGTGTGTATTATGTAGTATCAACAGAAGTAAATTTCTCCTCACAAGGTGGAGAAAGAATTATAAGCATAGGCAAGAAGATAAATGAATAATTACAGCAGAATAGCACAGAAAATAAAGGAGATAGCTTGCGTAGAGTCACAAGGATTACTTAGTGGACAGGTCAAGAGTGTCAATGGTCAAGAATGTGATGTGTTGATAGGTGATTTGCTTTTAAGTGAAGTGAAAATATGTGCTATTGCTGATAAAGATGATATGAATTTGCAGATAGTTCCACAAATAGGCTCACAAGTATTAATTGCAGATATGAGTAAAGGAGAGTACAGAGACTTAGTTGTGGTTAAATGTAGCAAGATAGACAAAATAGTTATCAATGGTGGTGATTTAGGTGGATTAGTGAAGATACAGGAATTAACGAACAAATTAAATGAGTTAGTTACATGGTGCAAGAATCACACACATAGCAATGCTACTTTTAGTGGCACTATTGCAGGTGGTGCAGCAACAGGGAAATTAACAGTTCCATCACCATTAGATGTGCCTAATACATTAAATAGAGATGATTACGAAGACAAAAAGATATTACACTAATGAGTAAAGACATAGGTATACAAATAAGTTCAGAGGCTGCTAATTATGAGTGTGCCTTCTCTTTAGTTAAAAATAGCGAAGGATTGATAGAACAAGGTCTGATAATTGGCAATATAGTGCCACAAAATCAAGCCTTAATACTCATAATGGAAAAAGGCGAGTTGAAAGAGTATCCTAAATTTGGTGTAGGTATCAATGGTATAATTAACGATAATGAATTAGAGTATTGGAAGAAAGAGATTGTTTCAATGATGGAACAAGATGGAATGTCTTTAGCATCGTTGGAGCTAACAACAGAGGGATTAAAAATAGAAGGAGGTTATAGGAAATGACAGAATATTTATGGCAAATAATCATTTGTATTGTTACAGCGGTTGCAGGGTGGTTCTCTGCAAAAGTGATGACAAAAAGAGAGAAGCGACAAAGCGATTTGGAACTTGTGAGCAAGTCTACAACAGACTTGTTGCAAGGGATACAAGAATTAACTAAGCAAAATAAAGATTTGGTTGAAGCTCTCGCAAGCGAACAAAGCAAGAACTTAGATTTGATAAAAGAGAATAAGTCATTGTTGCAAGAGAAAATTGACTTGAATGCAAAGATTGAGGGCTTAGAAAAGAAGGTAGCAAGTCTTACGGCAGTGATTAAGAAATTGGCGAAAAATGAGAAGATTGATATTGTGGATTAGTTTGGTGGTTTTAGCCTTAGGTTGCAAGACAACGCAGAAGGCAATAGAAAACAGAAGTGCTGCCAACTATAGAAATATAGCTTTGCAGAGGGATAGCATCTACATATATAATGTAGATAGTATCATTGTCAGTAGTAACAATGACACCGTATTTGTGAACAATGTAAAGTATAGATATTTAACAGAGTATTCTAAAGATAAGGACACAGTGATAAGTAGAGATACTATATATCAAAGTAGAGTGGAGAGTGTTCAAAAGAAGAAAACTTTTTGGGATAAATTTGCCAATATTAGTGGGTTGGTAATGGTAACAGTAGTAATTGGAGGTATAGTAATAATTGTATGGAAACTATTGAAGAGATAAAGAAGCAGTTGTCTTCAGAATATATCACTCAACAAAAAGTGATAGATAAATATGGTCTTGACATATCAAAGACTTTTGAGGAACAATTCTCAAAAGTAAGTATTGAAAGCATAATCTTTTACATAGTGGCTTACGTGATATGGCTGAGAGAGAAGGCTCAGCAGAGTTGGCTGAAGGACGTGGAAGCTACAGGTCTGGCTACACGCTACGGCACAAAAGAGTGGTGGTGGAAAAAGGCATTGGAATGGCAGAAGGGAGACCAAAGCGTGGTGATAGATGACCAGAGCGTGGGATACCTAACACAAGACGAGACAAAACAAATAATAAAGTACGCTGCCATAAGTCAGGAAAACAACACTGTATATATAAAGGTGGCTAAAGAGGACGGCGGAACATTAGGGAAATTAGCCACAGGAGAGTTGGACGCCTTTAACGCATACCTGCAAAATGTGAAGCCAGCAGGGATAAACGTGGTTGCTCAGAGCTATGATGCTGATGTGTTGAGTGTGAGCGTGGAGCTATATGTCTCACCAGAGAGGATACCCTCTACGGTGATAGAGGAAGCAAAAACAAAGATTAAAGAGTACATAAACAACATAAAATTTGGGGGCGTGGTGAATTGTAACCGCATGATAGACGCCCTGCAAGAAGTGGAGGGCGTGAAGGACGTGGTGCTAAGGAGTGTGAAAATTGGCTCTGCACAGGTGCAAAGAGAGGGAAAAGGACAGAGCGGTTATTACACAATAGATGAGAGCCAGAAATACATAAAGGTAACTCCATACTACGAATAAAGAAAAGAGAAAATGATGAACTGGGAAAGACTGATAGACCTATTGCTGCCTTGCTCTTTGAGAGAGGCTTTGTTACTCAAAGCCCTTTTGTCAGCATTGACACATTACACACAGAATAGATACAACAGTGAAGAAGCATACAAAGACTTATGGATTGAGAGAATGAAATACGTCTCACAAGAGCAGTTGCTGCTCAAGGTGCTCAACGACAAATTGGACCCCACACAAAGACGCATAACATTTGCTGAGGAGACGGAAGAGGCTCTGATGGTGGTGGGTCAAGAGGACCAGGTGAAATGCTTCGGAGAAGAAGAAGAGATACGCATTGTGAGGGTGGAGGAAGAGATTCCAGAGCAACACTCATTAGAGGTGAGAGTCCCTGAGAGTGTGGCAGAGAGTGCAGTGAGAGAGATAATGGACAGATACGTGTTTTATGGAGTGAATTACACAGTGGTAGAGATTAGCTAAAAAGAAAGAGATATGAATACAAACAACAGAATTATTGGACAGCCAACAAGACAAGTGGTGCCTGCGGATTTTAGCTTTCTATCTGAGGCGGATAGTCAGATAGTGGAGCTGATATGGGCCTTGATGGTGGGCAGTGGATTAATAACAAATGCGGATATGGGAGACAAATACCCCATAATCATATCGGGCTTGGAGATGAGCGAGAGCGGCACAAGCGAAGGTATGGTGCTATACAAAAAAAGAATATACCATTTTGACGCCACAGAACAACACGGAATGGCATCTTCTGCAGCCAAGTACTGCTTTAAGAAAGAGCTGAGCGCGGTGGCACCCTCACCGGTGAGAGACAAAAACGGAGTGAAAAATGTATCAGTGCATTACCAAAGCGAATGCTGGATACCTGATTTGGCAACGGATGTGGATATTAACGAGTGGGATATATATTACTTGGTGAAAACGGGCAGCCCAACGGATAGGGTATTGAAGAGAATACAAAGGATTGTGGTAAGCGAATAAAGAGAGATGAGACTACTCAGAGCAAGGGCTCGGCAGAGCCTATTTGATGTGGCAGTGCAATACTGCGGAGAGATAACCTATGCGTGGGATATTGCTCGGGCTAACAACTTGGAATTGACCTATACATTCCTCTCACAGAGGGATATAATGGTGCCTGAGGTGAGCGGATATGTTACAACAGTTGTGCCTGTGAGCGGAATAATAGATGCTGCAACGCTCTGGATAATGAGCGGAGTGTGGAGAGATGAGGCTCTGTGGTGCGATGGGGCAAATTGGCAAGATTAAAAAGAAAGAAAAGATATGATTGAGGCTATAAGAAATGGAGAAAAAGGCTCAGAGGTAAGAGCAAAGATAAACGCTATGATAGCAGAGGTGAACGGGGAGTTCACCCCTTTGGTGTTGGATAAGACCACAAACACCTTTACCTTGGACTACTCGGTGGCAACAAACGGAGTGATAGATTTAGCTACGACAGTGCCAGAGAAAACATATCTGAGCATAAAGAATATAACAGCAGGAGCAGGCAGGATACTCGTCTTGCAGAGCGGAGGAAAGAGCTTGATTCCTGATAGTACATTTGTTCAAGAAGTGGTGTTGCCAGTGCAGAAGAACAAAGCGTGTATGTTGAGCTATGCTTGGATAGAAGGAAAGATATATATGTATAGCGACAACATAATATCTGATGTATATTATAAAGGACCAGATGTAATAGATACACTATCAATAGACAGTTTTGATGGCGTAAATTTAACGATGAAATGGGTAGAGCCTTCAGCTAATGCTCCTGACGGGTCAACAGATATTGCTGGCTATGATATAAGATATTCTAATACTCCAATACTTTCAACAAATAGCAGTGGGTGGCTTAATGCCAAAGTATTACCTAATGCACCAGAGGCAGCAGGAGCTAACAAAGAGATGAGCTATGCTGTTAAAAATATGCTTAAAGGAGTAACATATTACATATATGTGAAGACTTACAAGATATATAAAGGAGTATATTATCTAAGTGGATTAAGTAATGAATTAAGTGTAAAGACAAAGAACTACACAGATATTGACGGAGACCCTAAGAGTATGCCAATCAATGAAGAGGGCACTTTCTGTAAGCAGTATAAATTTGCCTCTGACCAAAGCGATGGCACAATGTCGTTGCCTAAATACTTATACGATAAGACATACGAACATATCTCGCTGACTAACGACACGCCTGACACCTCAAAGAAACCAACTACTTGGGTTACCTTTATGCACCCAAAACAATACGAACAGAGAGATGTGCCTTACTATATGGTATTTGAACTTCCTAAGAAGGTAAAGATGACAAGCATATTTGTTGCTACAAAAGAAGCCTTTGCAAATACTTCTACATTGAGTGTATATGTAGCCAAAGATGAATACAGCCCTTGGGAATATCTTACAGACGTTACTGTCAGCTATGGCTCCTATTGGGGACAAGTAGTAATTAAAAGCTATTTGAATACTAATGAGTACAAATTAGTTAAGTTAGCACAAGAGACTTATTATTATGGAGAAAATGAAAGTGTGGCAGAGGGTGAGAAATGCATTCAAGCAGCGAAAGCAACAGTGGATATTAAGAAACTGTACTTCTTTGGGATATTTGGAAACCCCATAGATGATGAGCCTTTGGAGATTAAAAACCCTCTGAGAGACTACTCAGAGCATCTGCCTTTAGGAGAGGTGATGCAGGTGAATGGGCACTTCTTTCAACAAGGACGTATATTCTCGCTATTGGGAGGAAGCACACCGCGGCTCTTTGGCTCGTTTGGCTACTTTGACCCTAACGGCTTTGATTACAACTACAAGAGATATGCAAGCATAGAGACCTATAAGTTTTTGACTAATTTAATCTCTTGGATACAAGATAACAACGGAGACAATAAGATAACAGGGTTATTAGATTTGCTCAAAAAGACTTATGCCCCTTACGGGTTGAAGCCTTTTCTGACGGCAAGTAGTAATCTTGACTGCGTGAGACAGAAAGAGCCTTACACCTACAACGGCAAAGAGACCTACAAGATATACACCTCAAGCAAATACATAGACCAGAACTACACCCAGATAGACGACTGCCCCAAACCAATAAAGGGCTTGGCAGGCTGGAAGCCTCTATTTGACTTGACCTTTGACCCACAGAACTACAAGCTCATGGCGATGTTCGCCTCTGCTATGGCGGCTCGTTATGGCTGCAACAGCAGTATTATTGACGGGAGTGTGCCGATAGATACTGCTATGGAAGGGGAGGACGTAGGATATGGTTTGGACCTGCTCTCGGGCTTGGAGTACGGAAACGAAGAGAACGCGGACTACGACAGCAAGGTAACAAACTACAACCTTGGAGGACTGACCTACTACTGCAACGGCTGGCTTAGGTATCAACAACCTGAAGAGATGGCTGCTTACTACTGTGCAATATATGACGCATTCAAACGACAGATAGAAATTAAAGGCTACGAGAGCTCAAGGCTCGGGAGCAAGAACATTGACGAGAAATTTTTAGTTATAGGTTCTGGAACAGCAGGAATAGAGAGTGCATACCTATACCACGCCCTATTAAGAGCAAGACAGCTAAGAGGAGATGACACGGTGCCTTTTGACTGCTTGAACGTGCATAGCTACTCCTCTACGGCAGGAGACTTTCAACAGACAAGCACAACGGGGACGTATGCCGTGCCTTTTGACACCTCTGAGAGCCAAGACTTCTACCTCTCTGAACTCTTGAGGATTAGAAACCGCTACGCACAGGATAAGCCCGTGTGGATTACAGAGTTTGGCTTCGGAGAATGTGAGGGCGTATTGGATACGGCAGACAAGGTGATAGGGGCTAACGGCTCCAAGTATCAATGCTCTTCAATGTGTGGCTACACACAAGAGGGATACACGATACCGGACAGGCACTCCAGCGAGGTGAAAGCAGCTTGGACGCTAAGAGCGATATTAGACTTCAACTTCAAGGGAGTGAACAAGATGTTCTATTATACTGCCTTCAACGAGGATAACTGGTTTGCGGGAGGGAAATACGGTCAATGCGCTTACGATATGTTTGACTGGGACGCTATAACAGATGACACTCCGGGAGTGAGATACAAAGCTATTCAGAGCATTAGAACAACGGAATCAAGAGGGGGATTTGCAGGTATGGGACTTTTAGGCGGAGCCTTGGCAAATGGTGGTTACCCAATAGCAAGAGGCACGTGGAGGTGGATGACATTTCGTAACAGACTAAAAGACTACATACAAGTGGGACAGAAGAAGATTGCAGAGTATCCAGACTTAGTGATAGCAGTATTTAAGCACAAGGACACAGAGGCAGGAGCTTTTGTGGTGTGGAAGAAATGTAGCGACAACTCTTGTTACACTAACGTGGAGATAGACCTTACAGGCATAACAACCCTCAAGCACATAAAACAATACATTCCTAAACTGCCTGACCCTCGCAAAGTGCCTTACGCTATAGATTTTGGTGTTACTTCTGACCGCCCGGGATTAGCTACAAGCACAAGGACTTATGAGGGAGATAAAGTAGTGGCGGTGGAATTTCCCTCTGAGAGTGAAAACCCTTATTTTCCAATAGTATCAACAATAGGCTCGGTGGTGAAATTCACTTCAGTTAAAGGTGTTACCTTTAACCAGGTGATGGGCGCTAACCAATACTATGACCCTGCTACAGAGGAGATAAAATACGGAGGAGATGGTTATCTGAGACAAGTGGAAGCCTTAGCAGACTACATTCAATTTCACCCAGAGGGCATAAAAGGAGCTAATGGTATTGAGGAAGCTATTACTTTTGAAGGAGAAAAGGTAAAAATAGAAGTAGTGAGTGGCTTTCCAGAGATATATATGAGCGACAAAGTATTAAGTACGGACTACACAAGTACAGTAAAAGATTTGACCGCAAAAACACAAAATACCACAGAGATAGCCCTTTACTTTAACAATGATAGTCCTTTAGATTATGCTTATGATGTGTATATGAGCACAAGTATTGAGGCAAACTACACCCTAAGGCAGACCTCATTAGCGAAGAGCGAGAACAAGATAATAGTATCAGGACTGACACCTAACACTACCTACTATTTTAAAGTGCAACCAAAGAGAGTAGATGGCGCCTTAGGTACCTTGACGGATTACACTGTGGCTACAACGCAAAGACAATACAACGCTATGGCTATGATGAGTGCTACAGATATAAGTACAGATACTTTAACTCTTAACTGGGTGAGCCCTCTGAGTAGTGAGACGGAGAGCCTCTTTGACCACTATGAGATAATGGCAACAAACTACTTAGGTGTGCAGAGCAGCATTAAAATAACGGATAAAAACAGTTTAAAGAGCGTTCAAACAGCTCTTGAGGCTGGCAAGAGCTACAACTACAAGATACGCTACTACATGTATGACGGAGTGAGCCCTTGGAGCAGTGTACTAACTGTGAAGACCAAAACACCAGCAGAGGTGGCTCCTGTGATAAAATCAGTGGCTTACCCTGCTACGACTACGGACAACCCTGTGTCAGCTACAGTAACTTATACGGGTGTGGCAACAGAGTACTCTTTGGATAACGGTGCAAGTTGGTTGAGTATGCCAAGCACTAACATCATATCTATTACTCTTGCTAACAGCGAGGGCACACAGACCTTTAACCTTAAACTGCGCAACAGCACAAGCCAAAGCTCTGCCTACGCTATAAGCATTGCCTATACTCCTCCTGCTTTTGACTTGGCAAGTATTGTGATTGATAATGGTGCTGATAATACTTCGGACTTTGAACTAAACGTGAAGATAAACGCCGTGGGAGCAGGCACTGTTGGATATTACAGGATAGCGGAAAGCCCAGAAGCATTAGCAACAAAAGCCTACAGCCCTTGGAGTAGCAACAGCGTGATACACACAACTCCTACAGTGGCAACAGGCTCTATGATTACTCTTTACTGCCAAGTGAAATCTACAGATAATGTGGAGAGTAGTGTTAAGAATGATAGTATTACTTACATAGAACCAGAGAAGACTACGGCTTATATCTTCGGAGCTACTTACTCTACAAGCACACAGTACGGTCAGAGGACAGACATTATTGAGGGTAAGATAGTAAGTCTCTGTACTGAAGGTAACACCTCTACGAGCAACGTAATACCTGCGGGCAACACAAGGAAGACTTTCTACGACACCAAGGGTAACGTGATGGGTACCTTGGAGTCTCTGCCTGATACACTGAGCTTCACGAACGATGACGGCTCAGCTATAACTAAGAAGGCAAGCACCCAGAAAGGCTCTTATATTGAAGACTCCTTCTATCCGGAGATATGTTACCAAGCCCTCATGGGAGGCTCACAGAGAACACTCACTAACCCTGCCTCTGTATATGGAGGCTACGAATTAGCAGGCTTAGCGTCTGGAGAGTACTCTCTCTATATCTGGGATATGAGCAGCAATAGCGTGGTGCAGAAAACAACGGGTAAATACAACGTCAATGGAACGGAATACGACTGCGTGTTAGGATCAAGAAACCTGAACATAGGTAGCAAGGCTAATAACATTGAGCCTGAATACATAAAGATACAAGTAACTATTTCGGCAGGAGAGGTAATAGACATTGCCTCTTACATAAGAGGAGACTTTGACAGTGCCTTTAACTCCTCACCGCGTATCGCGATGATTAAATTAGTGAAAGAATCATAAATAAACAACAGTAAAAACAAATATAAGACATGGCAAAAGCAACAGAAATTATCGGCTGCACTATTAACGGGAGAACACCTTCGGAAAGAGAGGTTACACACGAACAATCTATTATTGCAAAAGCAGTATTCAATGGAGATGATATATATGG